TCCAAGTGCGCTTGAGCATCAGACAATTGAGCACGTACTGTGCCAAGTTTCTGCAGCATAGCGTCAAGATCAATCTTCTCACCTTTGAAGAGACGGTTCTCGTCTGCTTCAAGCTGTTGCAACTGCTCCTTATTAAAATTATTGTCTATAATTTTTTTATTTTTCTCAGAGATTTTTTCAAAATCGTTTCGTAACTGCTGTAACTCTTGTTCGTCTTTTTCTGACGATTTTGGTAAATTTAATATAGGAAGTATGTCTATACTCTCCAATTTATTTTCATTTAACCATTTTATTATTGTGTCAGACTTACTCTCGAGGCTATTCATTTCTAGAGAAATCTCTCTCGATGCTTCTTTGAATATCTCAAAGAACTCTACATACTCAGTTAACTTTAAAAGATCGATTAGAAACTTTTTTCTGTTCGTATCTGTCGCAGTTAAAAACTGAAGTGATGTATTAGTATTCTGATATACAAGCTGCGTAAAGGTCTTGAAATCAAGTCCCAATAATTCTTGTACGGTTTTATATGTATTTGTTGCTGTGTGCGAGGATATATCTTCTCCATTTTCATAGAGTTTACACTTTATACTTGCCTTTCGAGTTACGTCTATTTCGTACTCACTATCGTCAACAGAGAAAGTAAGGTTGATAGCATAGCCATCGTTTACAAAGCGGTTTTGAATTTCCTGCTTTTTTATACCTTTACTATTCTTGTTGAATAAGACTTCTTCGATAATAAGTGGAATGGAAGACTTACCCATTCCGTTGGTACCGACAAGTTGAGTGAGATTGCTAGAGTTAAGATCAAGAATGTTTCCTTTACCATAACTAAAACAATTATCCCAGCGTAGCGTTTTTAGAATAATCACTAAACACTCCCATTATTTGTTGTATTTTTTCATCATTCAAATCGAGTATCGCACTCAGATATTCTGCTAGTTCTTCTTCGATTGTTAAGTCTTTGAGATTTAACGTAGCTTCTGTACTTCGTTTTACTACTTTCTTATCAAGCAGTTCTGAGTTCTTTATTGAAGCTAAGTCAGCAACATCTCCTTCGATTTCATAGATTGTATGATGAAACTCTGTTTGTACCATATCCTCTGGATCGGTAACTGTTTTTCTCAGTAATTGTGGTAGGTCAAATTCATGCCATGTCCAGTCACTACCATCAATCATAAGATATCCTGTCTTGACTATATCTCTGTGAAAAGATGTAGTCATAGGGGAGCCTGGATAGATAATGTTTCTTTGTGTATTTGTATGACTATGTAGGTCTCCTGCGTACACAAGAGGAAAAGCATTAAATCTATCTAGGTCTACCTCAGGTGTTACATGAGGGGGTATTTCACCCCTTACATGTGTATATAAAGGTTTGTCAGTATTGCATTTTTCTATAGAGCCTTTTCTATGTAAGTCTACATAGGGTAGAATAGTTCCCCATTCATACTCTGTAGTTTTATCTACAATCTCAACAAGAGGATTTACATCAGATGTGGCTCTTTGTAGATTAGAAAAGAAAGTCTTGTACTTTTTAGTAGCTTCGTGATTACCATCATAAATAATAGTAGGTATTGAAACATCTTTAATAAAATCAAAGTAAAGTGTAAGCTCGTCCATTGAGGGCACTCTATCAAATAGGTCTCCGCCTATGATATGCAAGTCAACTTCTTTTTCTAATTCATGTACTGTTTCAAAAAATAAGTCATATCTTGCGCAGGCCCAAGCCATTGGAACATTCTTTTGTCCTAATTTTATATGCCAATCTGCTGTAAATAAAATCATGCTACGAAATCCTCGCCTGGTTGCCATGCGCAACCTGTGAGACCACCAGCTTTTAAAGCTTGTAGTGTTCTTAGCACTTCTTTTGCATCTCTTCCCGTATCTAATGCATTTACTGATACGTGTTGGATAAAGCCTTCATCATCAACTATAAAAGTTGCTCTGTAAGGTACTCCTTCATCGGGGTCAACTATCCCTAATCTATTAGCGAGAGATAGTCCACTATCTGCTGCCAAGTTGTGTTTGATATTGCCTATGAGATCATTTTGTTCTTTCCACGCAAGTTTACAGTATTCATTGTCGCCACTGATACCTGTAACTATTGCTTCTCCTACCAAACAATCCATGTCTGCTATTTCAGTTGGACAGATGAAAGTAAAATCTTTTGGGTAAAAGTAAACTACATTCCATTCTCTGTCATCAAAGTATGCTTCTACAATATCATTGTTAGAACTTACTGCAGGCAGTGAAAAGTAAGGAAATTCTTCTCCTATTCCAATCATGTTTTTCTCCTTACGAAATTGAGAACTCAGAGTCTACATCAGATGGAGCTTCAGCGCCGTCAGATGGTTGAGTAACTCTTTGTAATAGTTCTAATTGAGCATCAGGTGTAGGTCTAGGTAAAACGTCGTCCATTGAACGAATACCAGCTATAGCTGCGTTTTCTGCCTCTGACAAAGCACGGACTTTGCATTTTAGTGCTTGAAGTCTATACTCTACATTGAAAGCCATTGGACCAGTTTTGACTCTTTGAAAATGTATGTCCCAACCAGTTTCTACATCAGTTGGATCTCCAAGATCTTCTGCTGCAACCATGATTTGTTCCATTAGTTTCTTTTTAAGATTTACTACTTTTACATTTCCATCAGCAGGGTCTATGCATTGACAAGCATATGCCCAGCCACATTTAAGGTCTGGAAAGAATTCACGAACGTGATCTTTCTCTTTGTTGTTGAATGTTTCTGTTTCTCTGTCGAAAGCAAGACATTCCATAGGAATATTTTTGCCGTTCTCACCTTTGATCCAGTAAACATATCTAGGTAATAGATCTCCTACTATACGGAGTACATTGTCTCCTTCTTTGTATGTGTATTGATCTATTTTTTCTTTTTTTGCGCTCCCTTGCGCTTGGTTAAATTTTATTGCCATTTTAATTGTTTTCCTGTATGATTTTCTTCGTATCTAAAATAAACATAGTTATCTACGATTTGAAGTAATCGATTGTCGTTTGTTATTTGTTTTATTAATGGGTTATACAACATATGTAATCTTGTATCACCCTGTTCTTTATATGTAAAATAATTTCTAAAAGAGGCAACCATTAAATATGTTGCACACTCTTCTGGGGAATACTTTTTGTGATTAGCTAATAATTTTTCAGGGTGGAGTAAAAAGCTTCCACCGACAAAATTACCCGCCCGATATTTATAGGCAGGGTCTTTTCGATTAATTGCTATACGCTTGTAAGTAAGAACATGAATAATTGCGAGTATCTGAATGGCATCGCCTTCTGTTACTTTCATTATTTTTTCCCAATTATATTTTATCATTATATTATATCAAAATTTAGAATCCGTGTCAAGTAGTATTTTTCGGAGGTCTTTACAAGGTTGATATATCATATCCTTGCTTGATATAATATCCTAGTCGTTGACTAGCCTGTCGCCGTGCAGTATTTCCGATTAAATTTATATCAACAACTGTAGGTTGTTGTTTTCCTTCATATGTACGAATAATTCTTCCAATGAGCTGTGTAAGTAACGGCTCGTTATTTACTGGTGTGCCAAGAATTAAACAGCTAAGAATGTCTAATGAAATACCTTCTGAGAATATACTTTGTGTCCCATATAGTATGTTTTTATCTTCAAATATCTGTTTAATTATATCTGGTCTTTCTTCGTGTGGGATTGCTCCTGTCACACAAACTGCACTATCACCAGTGAGTTTCGCACAGTTTTTTAGGAAATCCACTCTATCAGATACTACGAGTACCTTATGACCTCGTGCAGCATATGCACTAGCAGTCATGGCTATAGAGTTTTGATACTCTGAGTCGTAAGCCAACTCATTTACTCTATTAGCCCATGGGATAGAGTTTCCGTCCATGAACCTAATTGGAAGTTTTAAGATGTCAATTTTTGGCATCATAAAGTTTTCCTTTGGTGGTTTATAAACATTGTCTCCAAAATAATCTCTAAAGACTACATGTCTACCATCTTTTCTTTGTAGTGTGCCAGTAAGACCTATCTTATATCGTGCACAATTTTTATCTATAATTCTTGAGAATGTGGGACTACTAACATGATGCATTTCATCTAGGATAATAGTTCCGAACTCTTGTCGAATTTGTGGAATCTTTCTATATAAACTCTGAATATTTCCTATTACGATAGGACTATCAATTTCAAACTTACCGCTACCTATAATTCCAGGCGTAAATCCAAATACTTTTTTACATTCAGTTTCCCACTGCTTTCTTAATGATAAAGTATGTGTTACTACTAG